ATGGCCTATTTGTACCCCAAAATGTGAGCCAAAGTCATGATTAGTGATGATCAGGTCATCATTGATACCCCATTGGCTGAAACAGGCTCAGATCGGCTGCAATCGGTTTTTTCGCCGGTAACAGCTCCACGAATTCACTCACCGCTCAATGATTTGCCGTCACGCGGCTTTGAACTGATCGATTTTGCCGATCAAATCCTCCCAAACGGCTTTATGCCGTGGCAAAAGTGGTTGGCCGAGCACTCGCTCAAGATCAAACCCGATGGCAGGTATCAGCATCCTGTAACTGTGGCCAGCGTTGCGAGACAAAATGGCAAAAGCACCTACATGATGGCGCGGATCATGATGGGCTTGTTTCATTGGGATGAATCTTTGCAGGTTTCCACAGCACACAGATTGGTCACATCACTTGAGCAATTTCGAGCGATTGTGCAGATCATCGAAGAAAATGCAGATTTGGCCAATCAGGTCAAGCGCATCCGTTGGCAACATGGAGCCGAGGAGATTCAAACTCTCAAAGGCAATCGATTCATCATCAAGGCCGGAGGCTCGGCAGCTCGTGGATTGAGTAAGCCGGAAACTGTACACATGGATGAAATCCGGGAAATGCATGACATGGAGACATTTGCCTCAATGCGATACACCTTGATGGCGGCAAAAAATCCACAGGTCAATTGCTTTTCCACGGCCGGTGATTCACACTCAATCGTTTTGAATCAATTGCGTGAGCGTGGGTTGGCCGCTGCCGCTGGTGGATCAGATGATGTGGGTTATTTTGAGTGGTCGGCACCGACTGATGAAATTTCATTGGAAAATGCAGCTTTTGCCAATCCCGGCCTCAACATCACGATTCACCCGGATAACATCAGAGCCGTTTTCAATGATCCTCCCGATGTTGTCATGACCGAGGTTTTGAATCGATGGGTGCAGACAATCTCAAGCGTGATTGGTGCCAAAGAGTGGCAAGCTTGTGGCGATGAGTCGATTGACCTCGATGAGGAAAAACTGACATGGATGGCCATCGACATTTCACCGGACAGAAAACACGCCTCATTGGTTGCAGCTCAAAAGCTTGGATCAGAGAGCTTTGTGATCAAGCTGTTGCATACATGGGAAAACACCATCCAGCTTGATGATCGGGCAATTGCCAATGATGCTGCCTCATACTGTCGCAAATACCCAATTGAGTATTTGCTTTACAGCCGGAGAACATCTGGAGCTGTTGCAGCGCGTATGCAGCCGGCCGGCATCCCGATCCATGACATGGATGCGGATTATCCTCAAGCGTGCGATGAATTATTGGGCGCGATCAATAGTGGTCGGCTCAAACACCGAAATCAATCATCGCTGACAGAGCAAATGCTTTCAGCTGTGCAATTGCGTAGAGGCGATGGCGGTTGGGTCATAGGAAGGCGAGCGAGCCAAACCAGCGTGACCGCTGCCGTAGCAGCCGCGCTTTGCACTCACTTTGCGACACGCCCAGAAAACGAAATTGACATTTTGGTGGGTTGATCCTTGACATTTTGAGAAAATGTATTCATGGGATTATTTGACCGAAAGCGCACCATCGAAGCCGTTGCAATTCAGCGCGGTGCTGATGTAGCTGCACAAATTGGGCCAGCTCCAACATTGGATGCATTTTTTCCATTTGGTGCAGCTGATTACATTGCAAGCCGCGAGGAGGCAATGAGTGTGCCGGCAATTGCTCGCGCACGAAACATGATTTGTTCATCGATTGCAACAATTCCAATGATCACTCGTGAAAAAGTGACAGGCCAAATTGTTGATCAACCTGTTGTCATTTCTGATCCGGATAAGCGGGTACCAGGAGCAGCATCATGGGTGTGGGCTTGTGAGGATTTACTATTTACAGGATTCTCTTATTTTCAGGTCATGTCACTTTTTGCAGACACCGGCAGAATCCGTGAAATGTGGCGCGTTGCTCCAAATCGCGTTGGCACTTTTCTCAATGACACCGGCACACAGATTGAGTCTTACACAGTAGATGGCAAGCAAGTACCAAACAGCGGTGTTGGGTCACTTGTTGTGTTTTATGGTAACGATGAAGGCTTATTGAATCGCGCTGGTCGCACAATTCGCGCTGGTGCAGAACTTGAGCGTGCAGCTGCAATGTATGCAAAAGAGCCGGTGCCATCGATGGTTTTGAAATCAAATGGCACAGCGTTGCCAGCTGATCGAATTGCAAAATTGCTTGATGCATGGGGCGCAGCTCGTAGAAATCGCGGCACAGCTTTTCTCAATGCCGATGTTGAGCTGACAACAGTTGGATTTACACCAGAGCAAATCGGACTCAATGCCGCACGCGAAATCATTGCAACCGAACTTGCACGAGCCGTGGGAATTCCGGCCTATTTTATTGATGCGCCGACTGGATCATCCATGACCTATGCAAACGCCCAAACGGCGCGTCAAACTTTGTTGGATTTCTCATTGCTGCCGCTGATGAACAGCATTTCTAGCCGTTTATCAATGCCGGATTTCACGCCATCAACACAGCGCGTGGAATTTGATTTGAAGGCGTATTTGCGCGGATCAGAAAAAGAGCGTGCAGAGATTTACAAAATTTTGTTTGAAATCGGTGCAATTACTACTGAGGAAATTCGACAAATGGAGGACATGATTTCATGAAGCTAACAACACCAATGCAAATCACCGCAGCTGATTCAAATGCTCGTACAATCAGCGGTCGCATCGTTGCTTTCAATGAGCACGCAAATGCATCAACAGGCAAGGTCATTTTTGCTCGTGGATCAATTCAACCAAATGATGTTTTTCTTAATCTTGAGCATGACAACACTCGCAGAATTGGTCGCAGCGTGGCCATGTCTGTTGATGACAAAGAAATGACGGCTACATTTCGCATCGCTAACACAACAGCTGGCTCAGATGCCTTGGAGGAGGCAATGACCGGATTGCGTGACGGATTTTCGATTGAATTAGCCGTGGACAATTACGAAATGCAAAAGGATGGCACCATGAAGGTGCTCAATGGGCAGCTCACAGCTGTCGCTTTGGTTACGGAGCCGGCTGTGCGATCAGCTCGTGTTTCAGAGGTAGCCGCATCAGAGGATTCTGAAACTGACACAGTTGCAGATACAACAAACACAAATGAAGGAGACAAAGTGGATAACACTACCGAACAAGTCACCGCTCCTGCCGTTGAACCGGTAGCAGCTCCAGAAGTCGCACCTGTACAGGCATCACGCCCAGCCTATTACACAGCACCTCGCTCACCAATCGTGGACAAGGTTTCATACCTTGAGCACTACCTCAAGGCAAGCATTTTGCATGATGAGGATTCACGCCAGTATGTAAAGGCAGCTGACAACACAACATCAACAGCTCCCGGCATGATCCCAACACCACAGAGCACAAATGTGATCAACGCACTTGCAAACGCTGACAGAGGCATGATCGATGCGATCAGCCGCGAAAGCCTAGTGAGCGAAGGCATGACATTTGAGATTCCAAAAATTTCCGCTGTGCCAACAGTCGATCAGATCGATGAAGGCGATGCAATTACAGAATCATCGCTATCAGCAACATTTCTTTCTGTTTCCGTCAAGCCTTTCAAAGGCCGCGCAATTTCAACAGTCGAATTGATTGATCGCAGCCGTCCAGAATACTTGACAGCTTTGCTTCAGAATCTTGAATTTGCTTATGCAAAGGAGACAGATGCTTATGTGACAGCAGCTATTCAGGCAGCAGCTAACACAACAGCACAGTCAGCAAACACAGCAGCCGGATTCCTTGGATACACATCAAAGGCCGTTGCAAATGTTTATGGCGCATCACTTGGATTCGCTCGCTCACTTGTAGTTTCACCAACACAATGGGGAAACATCATGGGATACAACGACAATGGAGCACCGCTATACAACGCGGCAAATCCATCAAACCAAGCTGGAAATGTTGGAAACGGATCATTGCGCGGTGTAGTTTCACCGGGTCTAAACCTCCATGTTTCACGCTCAATCGGTGTAGCTGGATCAACAACAGCTGAAGGCGATCTGTCAATGGTTGTCATCAACCCAGATTCATACACATGGTATGAAAGCCCACGCTTTACGCTACGCACCAATGTCAATTCAGATGGAACAATTGACATCCTTTATTACGGCTATGGCGCACTAGCAACCAAGGTTGCAAATGGTGCAACATGGAACAACCTCGCATAAATAACTCAAAATCGGTAGCGGTCGCTCCCGAACGCTACTGACACGAAAGGAACCGAGATGCCCGCAATAGTTACAGCCTCACAGCTCAGACAAATTTTGGGTGTCTCGGTTTCTTTGTATTCCGATGCCCAGCTTGATTCATTTATTGATTCAGCTGAGCAAACGATTTTGCCTTTACTTACGCAATACCAATCATCGGTGACTTTTGCCAATGTGAGTGATTCCGTCATTTATTTCACCACAATGCGGCCAAATTACTTTGTGCCGGGTCAATCTGTTGTTGTTACCGGGGCCGGAGCTTACAGCGCGACTTACACAGTCACCGATGATCGGATTGAGCCTTACACTTTCACAGCTGCAACAGCGGCCGCTGATCGTGATTATCCATTGCCGTTTATTCCAGCGGCAACAGCGACATTGAGTGGTGGATCGGCAGCGGCTTTGTACGCATCCACACCACCAATTG